GCCTTAAGGGCGTCACCAACTCTCGCAATGTCGCTCCGAAGCTTGTCCTCCCGAGACTTCTTGACTTTTGCCACGCTCACAGCGGGGGTAGTAGTTTCAGTTGTGTTTCCAATGGTTTAGCGCTCGGCCTAACAAAGGATCACTTCTTCCAGAACTCCTCACACTGCTTCTTCGCGTGCGCCATCGGCATCAACACCATCGCTGCACGGATCATATCAATGGCGTCCTGTCGGGGCACCACGTAATTTCCGTCCTCCAGTCGAAACAAGGAGTGCGTAGGCGTGTGCGTCATACGCGCACGCGAATACAATTTTGCACTAGCTTGCGTGTGCAAGAACACAGAGGCATCAGCCTTCAAGTTATCCCACACTCGTTTGTTGTACATCTTTGTGGCGTAGCAGAGTCGTGGTGGCGCACCCTTCTGTACGAGCTTACCTTGGGACTCTCCGATACCGTCGAGGTACCTGTTCTGGTACTCACGACGGTGGTGGAGTCCGCGAATCTTCAGCTCGCCAGCGAGGCGCATGAACCAATCCCACGACTCATCGTCGAAACACAGGTTCAGCGCCGCAGCATCGAACTGCCCCTTGAGAACGTCCGGGTTAGTGCTGGCATACTGTAGATTGCTCAGCACTTTCCCAGGCCGCTCAGACATAGGGACACGTCGGCCGCAGTACTCCACCGTGTATGCGCCCAGGAACGAATGCTTTGTATTGAGCATAGGTCCAGACTCATTCGTGTACTCAAGCACCATACCAAGTTCAGCGCCGCACCTCGAAAGGTGCCATGCGTTATAGGTCTCCGGTGTAAGGTTCACGTCTTCGTCATAGATCACGCCCTCAATCGCATCGTCCCCGAACGTGGCAAAGCGGAAATGGTCCTGAACAAACTGTAACGTAAGACAAGCCTTCTCCATTTTAGGCCCACACCAGTGGACCTGCGCCCAACGAACGACGGCGTAGAGCTGCGCAAAGTGCCGCTCAATACTATTCCAGTCGCTCGTCATGAAATCGC